CAGCTCCACCTGCTGTACCCCAAGACATAACACCAGAAGTATCACTTTTAAGTGCATGTCCACTTACTGTTGGTGTTGAATCTGGAAGGGTAAATGTCTTACTAGCAGCCATAGCTGCTGCAGCTCTTAAAGCAAAGTAATGATCACCGCCTGCATCAGCTTCACGGAAACGTAGTTCTTGTTGATTGTCTAACTCAACGTCACCTGTTAGTACTCCTCCAGTCAGTGGTAATTTACTTGGGTCAGCTGCTGAGAAGACACCGCCTGCTGTTATCGCATTAATTTTATCTTCGATAGCTGCACAAGTTGCTATATGTACATCACTATCTAACCAAGTTTCAGAACTAGAAATCGTCTCAGTACTATCGTCCCAGATGTTACCTACATCTCGTTTAACTTCTTGTGCAGAATAAAGAACTTGATCAAAGTCTTCGTTAAGATCCTGCGATCTAATAGCAGATCCAGAGAAGAAGGTGGCTTTCTTATTATCTGTAGCAGTTACTCTATAAATTCTAACCGTTTTACTAGACCCAGGAGCAGTATTAAATTGAACCTGTGTAGCACTGGCAAGTGTATAATCAGTTGTAATTGTTTTGTCTACACCATCAACAGAAACTTTGATGTCTGTAGTATCGATATATGGGAATGTAAATGAAAACAACGTCTGGGTGGCTGACGATGTTGTATAAGTATTTTCAGTTGTAGCCATAGTGTTACTTGTTTGTCATTTGAAGTAATTGATTAGCTTCATTATATTGATTTCTACTTAATTCTGGTCTATCTACTCTATTATATTTAGAAGTTTTGCTTAATTCTCTAGCACGTTGTAATTGAATAACTTCAGGTTGGCTTTGTAATTGTGCCCAAGCTTTTATTTGAAGTTTACGCAATTCATTTCGAATCATTTTATTATGAGGATATGACATTGCATTTATTCCAGGTGCTTGTCTATGTAAACCATCCTTAATATCTTGATTCATTTGCTTCATGGATGCAATGAATTTAGGATATTTAGATATTTTTTCAAGTATTTTACCGAACTTTTGTTCACCTATTAAACGCTGGTATGCACTTCTGATTTGAGGAACGTCTGCCAAAGAAGTACCATCAGGAGATGTCATACTCATCACACTTAAATCAAATTGAGATTTAGCTAATATTTTTTCACCTGCAGTGTTATCAAAATTAAAAGAAGCTGGCAAGATTCCGGCAGCTAATCTTTCTGCTAATTTCCAATTATTAATAGGTTCACCATTTAATATACTATATTTAACTGCAAGTCTATCATCCTCATCAGCAAAGAATTCCATGAATTGATTTCTATTACGAATAGTTTGTAAGAAACCGGAGTTAAGTTCTTTAGTATGTGGATTAACAATCTTACCTATTTCATTACGTAAACCTGCATAAGGCACCATATTATTTGTTATATTAGCTCCTATACGTTCTAATTTTTTAGGATTGCTGCCAAACAAATCAGTTAAACCTGTTAAACCTTGTAAATAAGTTTTACTTATCATAGCTTTAGATAGTACTAAAGCGTGGCTTAACATTCCACGTTCTACTGCTTGAGGCCCTAATGTATCCATATTATCATTTAAATCAGCTACAGCAGATAGTATAGTAGTAAAAGGTTCTAAAGATTCATGTCCGACCCATACGCCGCCAAGTTTAATTGAACGTGGTTTCCATCCTGCAGCTTCCCAGACTCTACGTAATCTAAGATTTTCAGGACCATTTCCAGTTAATTCAGAAGCTGCGTATTTCTGACCTGCCATAAATATAATTGAACTGCCTAGTGCTAATCTACCTACCTGTAGATCTTGCGCATTTTTTAAATCTTGAGCATTTTCAATTCCATATTTTATGACATTATCTAGATTATCAGAAGAAGCAAATGCAATATCATTAAACTCTTTAACTAAGAAATTAAAACCTGGTGTATGTTTCATGGTTAATTCTAAACCATTAATACCTGTCCTTGCAAACATATAAAACGGTTTTAATGCAGGATACGATGAGAATAATGTATTTAATGATTTAGCAAATCCAGTTAAATCTTTAGTAAGAGTAACTTCACCTCTAGCATGAGCTAACATACCATCATTTACAGTACCAGTTTTTGGATCAAAAATTTGATCTTGTAACCTAGCTTCATATTCACGTATTATTTCAGGACTAATTTCAGGTATAAGTCCGTCTGATTTAGCGTCTAATGCTGCTCTAAGTGCTTTAGCTCTGGCTCTACCTCTTGCTAATATCATAGTAAAAGCATCATCAGTTGACGCTAATAACTTCATATTATAATTAAAGAAGTTAGAATGATTAGACATACGTGCAAGATTAGTTACACGGAATGCGGCAGTATCACCATCTGTAGCTCTACCACTATCTTCTGCCCAATATCGATGTAAATCCCATGCTTCATCAGCAGAAGTGTAATCTGAATACCTACTCTTAATTGTAGAGATTTCACCAGTCCAATAACTATTTAGACGATGTTTAAAATATTCAAAAGCTTCTGGTACTGTATGGACCATAGCATTTAATTCTGCTAATCCTTCTCTTAATACAGAATCATCAGTGAATCCAGTCCTAAGGTATCTACCTGCGCCTCCTAATATTTGAGCCATAGGTTTTATAAATGTAGCAGTAGAGGTACCTAAAAGTGCTCTAAATGGTGTCTTAGGACCACTCAATATGCTATTCATCATAACACCTTGAAGTTCTTTAACCATCGCACCTGTATGTCTAGCACCGTCTTCTGTTGTAACACCGTACAACTTCTCACGCATATAGTTATCAAAGTCTTGCCAATTACTAATCTTATTAGACATTGAGAAGGCTTCTAAAAGCGAACGTAATAAATTATCAGATGGTTCATTTCTAACCATATCAAACATCATATCAACACGACCTTTTGATTGTTCGTGCATATCAGATAATACTTGATCAATTAATTTTCTACCACCTTTTTGATTTGCCATCAATCTATATGGTTCACTTAATATAAATCTAGACCTTTGAGATTGTTCTAGACCAACAATAAGATTATCACGTATATATTTTAATGGACCGTCAACTTCATCTATATTTGTAACATTTATTAATTCTCTAGCTGCAATTGCTCTATCACGTAATTTTTTAAATAATGATTGTTGAATTAAATCAGCAGCTAATATTTCTTCTGTAGTCCATTCTAATGGATTCTCAATATTCTCAATTAATGGTTTCCAGAATTGTTTAGGCTCTAATGCACCAGCATCACGACCTCCAATAACTTCTTGCATTCTTTCGTATGCATCACCGTAAACATCTTGTAATGTCTGACCTTTAGAATTAAGATCTTCCATTAATTGTTTAAACCGTTCGTCACCGAATAATTCTTTAGCAATTGCTTTATTGATACCTTTAAATCCTGAACCAGAGTCAGCAAGAGCCTCTGCAGCTGCAGGTGTGACAAGACTATCTGTAGATCCTAATTCAGATCCCCACTCTTTAGCAATCCTTTTTAATTGCTTTGTGACATTCCAAGCTGATCCTGTAGAATTAGGTGAACCTTGGTGTGATTTTACAATAGGTTTATTCTTATGACCTCGTATATCAGGGTCATTGAATTCTTGTTGACCTTTTTCTATTATTTGGTTATCAATACTTTGTTTAGATTCATTGATTTTACGTTCTGCTCTTGAAGGATTAGTTTCATTATCAGGTGTCCAAGTGCTGAATTTCCTACTACGATCTGCTTTTTGCGTTTTAAGCATTTCTAGTATTTGTTCATCTTCACTTAGTTTATTGAAATCTATGTTACGATTAGATAATCTTTGAATAGTTTTCTTTCTTAGAGCTTTCGATACAAGAGATTTTGCATTCTGTTCTGCTTTAAATATTACATTAGATTCAATTGCATCAACTTTTTTTAAAACATCGTTGGTAGGATTATTTACTTTACCTTTGAGATGCCTTGCTTTACCTATAGCTCTTAACCCACCCTCAATAGGAATACCTATACCTATACCTTCACATACAGACTTTACTGTTTGAAGTGCTGGGTGATCTCCATCGTTAGTTGTACATGGGGTATCAATAAAACCAAACCTATCTCTTAATACTTGAAGTCCATTAGCATCTTGTGAATACTCTGAGAATAAATCTTGAACTGCACCAACACTAGCACCTTTTATAATCCAATTAGAACTACCGATAGTTGCTCTAGTAACACCTGAAAGAACACCTGTACCTTTAGCATAAGCACTCCCCCACCCAACGATAGGTACAGCCATTGTACCAAAGTGTACACCAGTTCTCAGGAAATTACCCCACCAAGTTTTAGTGATAGGGTTTAGATCTCCACCAAGTGGATTAAAGTCTGGTTCATAATCACCAGTCTCTTGGATCTCCTTGACCATTGAACCTGACAACATATCAGCACCACGTTCAGGTGCGGTAGCAAAGGAGCTTCCTGTATCTCTAACACCACCAAGTACTGCATTTTTTAATTCAGTAATGTTTTCACCAAGACCAAATTTACTAGGATCTTTAGCTCCATGAGGATCTTCCTTTTCAGCTTTTAACTGTGCTTGTGCAGCTTGTTCTTTAGCTACCTGTGTTTCCTCTTGTTCTTTTTGGAGAATATCAGACTCTACGATAGCATCACTACCTTTTATTTGTCGTTGTAGTGCATGTTCATCTACATAATGTGTATCTGTCATCGTAGTGCCTCAGTTTCGGTTAAGTCAAAATTATTTGATAGTGTTTTAAATCCAAAAGGATTCCCGTTAGTTTGTGCTAATTTTTTTACCCAGTCTCTTCTTTCGTCATTTAAAGGTTTCCACCCCAACTTCACACTTTGACGGCCCCCTGTTGATTCACCAGATACAACTGTAAAAACCAGTTGGTACTTCTTACCCAATACACCACGCCAATTATTAGATAATTTTGTTGTACCTATACGTGTTCCTGTATCATGATCGGAAGCATAGCTAATGTCAGGTACTACCTCATACTGTTCATTAGGGAAATGTTCAACATTAACTTCAGTACCAAATTTAGCTAATCCTGGATATAAATTTTTTGGATTCATAAACATATTTTGATAGGTACCATTTTCTCTTAGTTGCCCTTCAAATTGAGCTCCAGGGAAAACTCCAGGTCCATATAAACCTATAACACGTTTTTGTATAAGTTTAACCATTGCAGGTTCGAATTTATCAATACGTTTAATACCTAGTTTATATAATATGTCGCTAATATTAACAGGTGCGTCTCGTGTATAATTTATTCTATAATCTTGACCATCAATTTTTTCTCTTTGATTTATTCTAGTACCTGTAAAATCAATACCAGTTAATTCTTCCCAAGTATTGGGATTTATATTATGAACTCGGATGCCCCTATCAACCAACATATTTGAAAGATCTTCTGGTGCATTTGGAATACCAAGTTCTTGTAAGTCTGCAGTTTTTACAGCAGCTTCTGCACCTATCACAGGATTAGTTCCCTCTCCTCTTTGTTCAAGTAGTTTAACGGTTCTACTTTTACTAGGTTGTGTAAATGATGCTAATCCACCTTGTGGATTTAATTTAATCTTAACTTCAGTTCCTAAAAGTTGATTCTCTACTAAATCAACCATAGGAATTCCTATCGCGTTTGAAAGTTGCCTTAGACCTGAATCATATATTTTATATCTTTGATTGTCTCTTGCTGAAATAAAGGTACTATCCTTGGTGAGCTTATAATTTGGATTAGATAGTAACTGTGCTGCTAAATACTCCCAACGACCATCTCCGCCCTCATCAGGATTAGAACTATATGTTGGAAATATTACTGTAGAATCTCTATTGTTATTGTATGCATTAATATTTGTATTAAAATTCTGATTAGTTTGATCTTTTGTTTTTATACGAGTCATCCATTTTTCTGGATTGTCTATTACATCTTTCTGTAAGGTTTCTACTAGTTCATCTATTATTTTAGGCGCAGGACGAGCATCTCCTTCTAGCTTTCTTAGTTTAAACTCTTTTCTTATCCATCTTTCACCGTTTATTCCCATCCAATATTGAGAGTTCGGTTGATCATAATTACCTTTAATACTTAAAGCTGCTTGTTTAGCTCTGGATACCCCCTCTGTAACATTACTTTCTAAAGCGTCGGGTATTTCATATATTGATTTACCTACATAACCCTTTTCTTTAGCCCATTCTCTACCCTCTAAACTAATGCCCTTATCTGCCATTGCTTCCGGTGAGACTGGTCCACCCTTCATATATGCACTACTAATCCATCCCTTTTCAGCGTCAAGGGTTGATAGACTACCTGTATCTTTAGTTGCTTCTAGCACTAATTTATTTAGAGTTATCCCACCAGCACCATTTAATTCACTGATGATTTTTGTCCCCATTTCTCTGATAAGTTCAGGAGCAGGTTGTTCACCATGAGCAGCTCTATGACTAGATATTGAACCTTGTAATAGAGTAACTGCATCTTGTCTCTCCTGCTCCGACTCAACTCCAACTGCTTTTAATGCTTCATGTATTTCGACATCAAAATCAACAGCTTCTAAATCATCTTTTCGCCATTCTCTTAAACTAATTTTACCTTTATAATTTTCAAAACCTTTAATCTCAAGCTCTTTAGGATCAAATTTAAAGTCTAAAAGTTGATTCGCTTGTGGTACTGTTATAATTTTAGAACGTACTCCCTGGATGATTTGATCAAAATAATTTTGAAATACAACTTTATGACCACCTTCACGCATACTAAACATATTGGCGGCACTTATTAATGATTGAACACCTTTGCCTGGATATGGGTTAGTTATCGCTGTGTGTACAAGATTCATTTCAGCTTTTTTGATCTTCCCTCTGGAATGAGTTGCAAATCTACCTGTAAGGTCTATACTTTTATCATCGAATAATTTGTCAAGTAAAGGATCAAAATGTTCAGTTAAAGTATTTTCATTATATCTGAAATATCCATCAGGATCTGACAGTATTCCATATACCGTCATTCGCATATTATCTTGAATCGCACCTAATAAAGATTTATCACCATTAAAATCTTCATAAACAGCTTTTTGAAGCGGTGAATTTACATAAGGACTGTAAGAAGTATTTGATGTTAGAGCGTCGTTATACTCCTTTTCACTTATTTCTCCAGTAAAATTCTTATCTGTAATTTGATATTTAGTCTCATGCTGGTTTTGAATCCAACCAGGAAAATGTTTTACAGCTTCTCCTAAATTATATGATCTTACAGCAGCTCCGTAAAAACCAGTACCAGTTAATATTCTATCAACTAAACCTTGCGATTCACCACTTAATTCAGCCTTCCAAGCCCATTGAGAACCTTCTTCTATATTTTTATTATGAGCTTTTTCACTTGATCGAAAACTGTCTTGAAGTTGCTGCCACGCTTTACGATCTATACGTTTTAACTTAGATAAATCTTCATAAGCTGCTTGTGTTTTTAACTGTTGATTAAAACCAACACCTTGTACTGCTACTTTCAATCCATCAGTAAATGGATCAAAACCATACTCTGCTTGTAATTTCTCAATTCTTGCATTATTGTTATGTATTACCTCGTCACCTTTATATTCAAGATCAATGTTTGTTACACCTTGATCTCTACGTCTTATGAAATTTTCTTCTGCTATTTTAGCATTCTCTTTCATAAGTCGAGATTGTTCATTATCACGTTTATTGGGTGCAAAAGCTAATAGTTCAGCAAACGGTTTGAATTGCGTGATTGGTTTATATTTGGCTGTCATAATATTATAAACCTCCAATGCCTAATTTACCCTGACCAGGTAGACCTTGAGCCCCATACATTGGTGCAACTGTACCTAGTCCGGATGAAACTCCTGCCAATATATCTGTAAACAATCCACCAGATACTTTAGCTGCTCCTGGAGGACCACTTAGTTGTGGACCTGGACCACCTGCTACTCTTAACTGAGGTGCTATAGCAATTTTAGACCACGCATTATAATCAGATACTGCATGTTGTCCTATAATACCACCCACCTTACGTTGCATTTCACCGCGAGCACTGTATAAAGTTTTGTCCATTTCTAATTGTTCTTGACCAAATTCAGTCAAAGAGTTTAGTAATGCAGCTCTTTCAGCAGACTTATTAACATTACCACCTCTAGAAGCAAGTTGTTCACCTTGAACTCTCATCAATTCTTTCATTTGTTTATTTCTATTTAAAGACGCTTGTTCAAATAATTCATTTAACTGGATCTGAGATGTACTCATCGATCCAATTAGTGCATCTCTATTGGCATCTCGATTCCACTCGTAATTTTCAATACGGTGATCGAATTCCTTCATTGTACGCTTATTTTGATCTTCGATCATTAACTCGTCAAACCGAGTTTTATAAGCGTTTTGTTTTACTGAATTAAGGAATGCTCTTTGCTCAGCCTGAGCCTGCCTTTGTGCTGCTCTTTCTGCATCCTTACGTTTATTCCTAGAAGACATGAAGCCAGAAACTGCGCTGGCGGCAGCCATGGCTCCTAAGAAAGCGATGTTATTATTTACACCAGATTCAGCCAGTATCTTTTCATGGGGTTTGATATTATACATCCCCCATTCGGCGTCATTAATAGGGACGCCAAATTCATTAAACATTAATTAGACCTCCTTATGCACGACTATAGAATTTTCTATTATATTTACCTTCCCAAGTCATGCCCAATAGACTTACTGGTAAAGGGGTATCACCTATAATACTAAGTGAAATGTTTTCATTACGTTGATATACAGGTACATTGTGTACAGCTTCTGCAGCCATGCTAACCTCGTTTAATTGTGAAGTACCAGGTTTTACTACAGAAACAGTCTGTGTTCTATTAGGTATACCTGTTAAGTTTACGTTATATTTAACAGGACCGCTAAGTCCTGTAGATACTTTAATTCTATGTATAATTAAATCTGATGTATAATCTCTATTAGTCTGATTATCTGCAGTAGTACTATAATAGAACTTAGGTAATTCAACTGTCATTGTATAGATATAACCAATGATAAGGTTCTTACCTCTATAATCACCATTAATATCTACATACTCACTAGGTGCTGTACCCTCAACAGTTGGATAAAGTACGGCACCTACGGATGCATCAGTAGCACCTAGAGTACCACCAATATAACCACCTAACGCTACAACAGCTAAGGATTTACCTGTTATATGTGTGAATGGTAGGAATACTCTTGTCTTACCAGTTAGTTGATTGTATGTTCTATAAGGGTTAGACTTCCACATGTCCATACATACGTCAGTCTTTTCTCCAGTAGGCAAAGTTAAGAAACCTTCTTCACTAGCTTGCCTCAAATCAATAGAGTTGACTGACACATTAGTACCGTCAGATACTACAGCATAGAAGGTACTTTTATCAAAGAATTGATCTACAAGTGTACCAGTTAAATTCCATTTATACCAAGTAGATGCTGTTCTTCTATCAGTAGTTTGATAAAATCTATACTGATATAACATATTAGTACCAGTATTACCTAATGAAAGTATACTCATACCAGGTGATCCTGTCATATTATCTATACCACTAGGTATAAGTTCAGGAACGATACCAGTTGTATTGAATGTATTAGGAGGATCAGTAGTACTAACATTAGCTAGTTCAAACACTCTAGAATATAAAGGTGTCTTAGAGATAAATGCTAAAGAGTTTCCTAAGTTAATTGCTTCGATATCAGTATCACATTCGTATGCAGATAGTGTATTAATTTTTGCTGTTGATGGACTAAGTATATCAGAATCAGTTGATAATAAGAATTGTTCTGTATCACTGAATAGAACTAAACCAGCACTTGTAGTCTTAACATAATTCAAGAATACAGGTTTAGTAGAAGATGCTGATATATCAATAGGGTCATCCGCTGCAGCTACTTGAGCAGATCCTGCCCAGAAATCATAGAATGATGCTGCCTTACTTAATATAACACTACCTCCACTTAAGAAACCAAAGCGGTTCCTAAAGAAGAACATGTTTCTAATAGTACCACCTACAAACGATGCTATGGGATTAGTTAATTCATCACCTACATCTCTAGCTTCCCATGTTATAGGATCGTATTTGAATGATCCATCAGCTTGTCTTACTAATTGATGGGGCATAGTTAATGGATCTAGTTTATAAGATAAACCAGGTTCATTAGATTCTTCCCAAGCACCAGGACCACTAGCAGCAGTACCGGATGTAGAGAATTTAACCCACATATCATCTGCTATAATACTCTCACTATTAACTATTTTTACTTTATAACCATCAGTACACTGTACAGGTAATTGAGATATATCTGAAATCTTATCAGTAAATGCATATAAAGAGTTTTCTTGAGCACCACCAGATACACTGATAGATGTCACAAGTGTTACATGAATACCACTACCTACAGCAGTAGCGACACAACTTGCCATTGCTCCACCACCACCATTAATTGCACTAACTAAGTTTGAAACGATAACAGTAACGTCAGCGTCTCCTGCACTAGCAGACTCAGGTGTAGTATAATTAACTGTTACACCGTTTATTGTGACTTCATATTTAGAATTATAAGCAGCTACATATACAACAATAAACGCCTCATTAGGTAAAGCAGGTACTAAATGAGAAGACATTGCTACAGTCTTATTTTTATTTAAGACGTATGTATAATCATTTAGTGTTAATAGTTCAATGTCATCCGCTGTTGCACCTCGTAGATACCCATCATCTGGTAATCCAGGTATAACACATGCAGTTACTTCAGAGTTATAATTATTTGTAGCAGTTGTTTCTGCAGTTACAGCATTATTATAGTTTGTCTGCGCTGTTCCCATTGCAGATGTTGTTGTATTTAACTGTGCTTCTGTATGAGTAGGGTCATTAACTTCAATGAGTTCAAATAATTTAAGTCCGTCAGAAGCAAGATGAGGGTTTTCTCCTGTCATCTCTTTACCTTGTTGCCAAGTTAATTCCGTAACTTTAAATTTAGCATCACCGCCACCTGTGGTTATTGTAATAACTTCATCTACTTTATAACCTGTAGTAGTAGTTAAAGCACCACCAGATTTTACAATTGAAGTGGTAGATATAGTTACTACAATACTGGCACCACCTCCAGATCCTAAAGAGGAATCAGCAATAGTAATAGTCTCACTTGCATAGTAAGCATTACCACCATTAACTAATGTAACTGTGGGTACACCGTATTGATCAACTGTAATATCAAACCTAGCTCCTGACCCAGATTTATTTGCTGTACCAATTACATCTGTATAATTACCTTGTGTTCTACTTGTATCTGCAACACCATTATGTGTGAATGTTGATACAGCATATGTATCTGACGGGGTTGCTTCCGGTTCAACTTTATTAGCAGTATTAGTTGTAATATCAACTACTAATCCTGTACCTGATCCTGCGGATGTTGTAGCATAACCTAATTGTACTACTCTAAGTTTAGCATTACCTCCACCACCTGATACAGTTATCTCATCTCCAAGTGTATAATTATTACCAGGTGCGTTTACAACAGCTGCTGTAATAGCACCAGCTGCTACAGTTGTGTTAACTGTTAAAGAGGTTCCACCTCCTGTTGTTGCTACACCTGTTGCATCACTATAACCGCTACCGCCTACTGTTACTGCTAATTTATAAACCGATCCTGTAACTATTTTATCAACTATTATTTGTCCTGATGTACCACCAGCGACAGTTAAAACGTCACCAACTTTATACCCTTGACCTATCGCATTAATTTCAACTGTTGTAAGAGCACCTGCGGTTACAGTGGTTGTGAGTGTTAATCCAGACCCTGAACCGCCTGATGTTGCTGCAGCTGCTACTGCTGAATAACCTGAACCAGTTGCACTAATGTGTATTTGATTCGCAGGTCCAACACCTATACCAGTTCCATAACCTGAACCTTCTACAGTACGTTCTAATTTATAAATAGGTGCAGATATATTATTATCTGATACGCTAAGGGTATCTCCATTCTTTTTAATAGTATATGCATCGTTTGTTTTTCTTTGTGAAATTCCAGAAACCAAAGACTCAATTATTGTACCGATACCAGTATCATAATCTTGTGAGGTTTCCCATAAAGAAGATTTAGTATCACTTTGTCCATCATTAGATTCAGTGAAAGCAGCTTGTGCGGTATTCAATGCTACAAGTTTGTCTGTTGTATCTTGTACTGCATTGTTATATGCTAGCAGATCTGTCTGCATATTGGTATAGTTACAACCACCTGGTACTCCAGTGTCATCTCCCATATCAACTTTTCTAGGACTACCATCAGTTAAACTCCATACACGGAAAGTATCATCTGCATATTGTCCTACGTATTTCTCATCTTCATCTCTAAGTATAGAGAACCATTTACCATAAGCTTCAGTCTTTGTTACAGTAACAGTAATTGCAGCACCACCGCCGCTACCTAAAGCTGAATCAGCAATGGTTAATGTATCATTTTTTAAATATCCTTTACCACCTGAAGCGAGTTTAACATCGACTCCTAATGAGTGTATAGCAGTAATGGTTAAAACAACCGATGCGGCACCACCACTTCCTAATGAACTGTCAGCGATAGTAATTGTTTCACCTGATGCATTATAACCTGCACCACCTGTTTTACTAGCACGATGATCTAAAGTGACAATAGGTTCTCCATCAGACTCAACTACAACTTTTAAATCACATCCTGTACCAGACGCACTTCCTGCAGCATTTGCTACATAATAGGTACCAGCAGTTCTGTTACTCGCTGCAACTCCGTTGTGTGTAAATGTACTAACTTCACCTGCAACTATAGCGTGTACGTTGAATGTAGCTCCAGTGCCTGATCCACCTGAAGTAGTAACAGCTGCAACATATCTACCTGCAGTTCTACTCCCATCACCTACACCGTTATGTGTAGCTGTTGATATTGTTGTTGATATATCTTCAGCATTTTTTAGGTTAGATATAAATTTACCACCAGGTCTTTTCAACATACCGAGTGCATAGTCAGGGTATGTATTTATAGCATCTTTTACTTGAGTGGGTATTTTTTTCTTATCCGGTTGCTGTGATATTCCATTTAAAAAATTTGGAATATTTTGTGTGAGTGTTGTCATCTGCGTAATGCTTTAAATGGTTGATAGCTGTGATGGTAATCTTCCTCATCTCTCCACCCGAATATAGACATATCACCTTGTTGAGTTTCATGCTCTAGTGCAGTAGCTCTAGCGGAATACTCTTCTTCTTGTAGTAATGCATATATTGTTTGATCTCCGATCATTCTTATTGCACATAATCTAGCAGATCTAGCAGTTATATAAGCTTGAACAGCTGGCGGTACTTCTGTAAAATTCCAGTACCAAACAACATCTACCGTGATCGTACGCGGATCGGAACCATCTTTCCATTCATAGGTGTGCTTGTTGCGATCATAAAGCTTACCATTACGACGAACAGTATTATAGTCATCGTAGTGAGTGTATCTATGTGTGTCAATTGATAAAGCATTTTCTGGGTATTCTATTTCGAACGTGATGCTATCAGCAGTTAGCTCATAGTGACGTTCAGTATTAAATGTCCACCCCTCAGATTGTACAGTTTTATTCACTTCTCTAAGTGTATTTAAAACTATACCTACTTCAGGATTTTGTAAATCTAAGGTGGTGACAGAACTCTGCCCCACTGAGCTTAATATTTGATTAACAGCATCCAGTTCTGTGGACACAGCATAAGTAGGGTAGGTCATGTTAATTTATATAAATAAAAAAAAGAGGGTCGTGAAACCCTCCCAATGTGTATAATGTTAAACCGCAGTGATGTTACACTCAGGACCAGCATAAGCCATCCTAAGATTTTGTGTCACTGATTTAACAGCGGAATCTGCTTGAGCTGCTGTACTACCAGCTGCTGTTGCAGTCCATG